ATGATATACCAAACGGTTGTGACACTATACAAACCTCATACGATCATCTTTAAAAGTACCAGGATTAGGTTCCATAAGATTAAGTTTCATCAACTTTAATCCTCGTTTATAATCTTCTAAAGCAAACGCTGAAGATTGAGGATTTTCTTTAAATTGATGTAAATAATATCTAGCTCTTGCCATTAGTACAGAATTATAAATATTAGGAAATACTGTAGTATCTGAATGTGCAGATAACTCAGTAGGTAAGTCATAAGCATAAAACCAAATACGATACACTTTATCAGGAATAGGACTTAATGCAAACTTACGTGCATCAGGACTTCGTGTTACTCTAGCAGGAGTTGCTCCATTAGCATCTTCTGCATCATCTTTATTTTCACTTATACGAAAATAATCTTTCCAAGCTTCAGTATCAATATATCTTAAATTTCTAATAGTATAAGGAGAAGACTCTCCACTAACTCCTACAGTTGTTAAAAGAAAATTATCCCAATCTACATAACCATAGTCATTAACTAAACTAGAACTAGAAGCTTTAAGCTCGTACCAGCGTTGATTAGCTACAGTTTCTACATAAACATTACCGTACATAGGATCTGTAGCCCCACTTTCAGCAGTCGCAAGAAAAGGCCATTGAGGTTCTTCATTGACTATATCAAGATAACCTCTGTTAATAGAATCTTTTGCATGTTGCTGAATACCTACAGCAGATCCAAAGTTAGAAGCAGTTAGTTCTACTTCGTTCATTTCACGCAATAGTTCATTTGTTAGATTAAGAAATGTAGCCATTACTTTTTATGAACCTTTTGTACGTCAAAGTTAGCAGTAAGACTTGCACCTTTATGAGGCTTAAACTTACCAGTATGCTTCATTAGTTTGTAGCCACCTTTAGATTGTTTCATCCAATGATAGCCTTTAGGTGCTGAAACTTTCATCGATTTTTAGGTAAACTTTTATTATAACCAGCCATACGGTTACAAGCATCTTCCATTGCATAAATGTCAGATTTCATTGCTTTGCCACCATGACCATACGTCATTCTGTTTTCACTGCCCATTGCCATTTGCTTACGCATTTTATTATCCATTTCTTCATCCATAGGTGAATAACCCATAGCAGCTTTTTTACGTTCCATCATCATTTTTTTATATCCAGGCATTAATCTTGCTCCATTGAAAAGGTTTTACTTTTTAAACGACACGCTTCAAGTTCAGTATTGTATTCTTTGATTTCTTTTTTAGTTTTTGAAGCCTTTCTAAAAATTCTGTCATAATTAAAATCGTATGCTTTTTTGTCAAAGTTTTTTCTAAACCTACTGTCTTTACTAACAATGGCTTTTCTAAACATCATAGGATTTTCATCCGAACCTATTTGTGGCATTTAAATCTCCAAAAAGAAAAGGGGGCTACCGAAGCAACCCCCGTTAACTTTAGTCTATACCGTAGAAGGCAGAGACAAGTGCTTCACTACGAAGAACCTGTGCGCCATATACGTGTAGACCACGAACAATATCACCAAAGCTATCAGGGTCACGAATAACCTCTGTATTGGTAATTGTTTGTGCAGTAGCCGTAGAAGATATGTGACCAGCAAGAACTTTACCAGCAGCGTTAGACGTTGCGGCAATGTTGTTAGTCTTGTACATGTCGAATCCACGTAGCTTACCAGAGCTTACCAATCCATTACGGATTGAGCCTTGTCCTGCGTTGTAGTCTACTGACAACAACTTAGAGGAGCTTTGGACAAGCTGCTCATAAAACTCAGGACTAGCAAGGAACCATCGTCCTTCTTCAGGAATGTTCTGCTCGTCTAGCAAACGTGCCATTCGAGAAAGAACATCAATAGGATCGTGTTCGCCTGAAGCAAAACCAATGTCCAAGTTACCAGTACCATCAAAGGTTCCAGCAGCAAGGTCAGTAGCGTTGTCAGAACCAAGAACGTGGTTAGGGCTAGATGCAGATACGCCAGCAAACATTTCAGCAATTACACCTTCATCAAAAGCATCTCGCAATGCATAAGCTGCTGAAGAAGTTGCTACCTCACGGAAATTAACGTGAGACATGTTTGTTTCAATATCATCAACGATGAATTTGAAAGCGTTTGCTACATCTACTGTCAAGCTTAGTTCTTGGTCAGTAAGTTTAGTAGCTGTTACATCCTGTCCTCTTTCATACTGATAAACAGTGATTTCAGGTTCTTTGATGATTCTTACAGTATCACCAAAAGCTGAAATTTCACCAGCGTAATCAGTATTAGTAATTGCTTCTACTACAGAAGACTTTCGGAAAAAGTTAAGTACCTGCTTCGAGTAAACTTTCGGCAGGAAAAATGAGTTTGTTTGGCCTGATACAGAGTTACCAAAGTTTGCATTGGTATCTGTACTTGGCTCAAAAAACTGGTCTGATTGATTATAAGCCATGTTAATATACTCCTAGTAAAACATTTATTTTACTACTCTGCCCTCAACCATAGCTTGTTTGATTTCTTCTTCAAATTTATCAAACTGATCAAGAGACATTGCAGCAATTTCCCTTTCAGTCCAAATCTTAGGCTGTTTAGCGTCAACGGATGTAGTTTTTGTAGAAACCATATCTGCTGCTGAACCTTGTGGCCTTTGTTGTTTGGGCTGTGATTTAGTTTGAGTAATTCCGTTTTCTAATTTATAAAGATCTATAGCTTTAGAAGCTAGAGTTACATTATCAGGATTTTCATAAATCCAAGATTGTATTTGCTCTGGCTGCTCTTTAGCCCACTCATGAAACTCTTCAGATCCTCTAAGATCTTCAAAGTCTGGATGACGCTCTTTCAAAGTAGCCTCAGCATCTCTTCTCAGTATTTCAGCTTCACGTTGCCGCATAGACTGTAATTGTGATTCAAGGTCTGCAACTTGTCTTTGACTTTGCATATGAGCTACAGATTCTACTGTACTATAAAGATCAGGATATTCCTGTTTAAACGCTTCTAGTTCTTCTTCAGATCTAGGAGGTTGATATGCTGGTTGTGCTGCACGAGCAGCAGCTTGCAGTTCTTCCTCTTTTTGTTTAAACTCAGAAACTTTCTGATCATAATGACGTTTTAAATCATCGTATCTTTTTTTATAATTAGTTCTTTTTTTAGGTTGTACTTCCTCATCAGGGGCCTCTTCTGGGGTAGCCTGTTGTGGTGCATAAAACAATCCATCTGCATCTCCCTTCTTAGGGTCATCTGGAACATGCCAAGATTTACGTGCGTTATATGGATTAGCTGTTTCTTCCTCTAAAGTTACTTCGGACATACTCATTCTCCTTCATGGGGCTTGTGTTTCGCAAGGTAGCCATATTAACTCCGTCGAGTATAATGGGGCTTGACTTACCAAGGTAGCCATAAAAATTATTGAACGCTAGGCATCTTATTAGCACCGATCATAAGCTTCTTGATTTCTTCATCAGTCTTGCTTAAATCGTATCTGCCTTTTTCTAGCTCGTCTTCATCTTCATCACGAGCCATTCCTCCTAGGTTCTTCTTTTGGTAACCGCCATCATAGGCACGTTCAGCATCGTCCATCATTACTTGGAGATTGTCTGCACCTATTTGGTCAGTTGCTTTTTTGGTAAATACAAACTCTCCATCCGATAATCGGGCTGGTATAGAGTCTGATACACCAGTTCCAGGGCCTTCGACTTCTCCAGCACCTGAAAATTCTGAAGCAGTAGTAATTACTTTATCCATTATATCTGAAAGCATTGGATCGCTTTGTAATACACCTGCTAAATATTCTTGTTCTTCATCGTTAAGGGATTCATCCATAACGTAATTAATATAGTCTTCTTCCATTTCTTCATCAGGAAGTTGAGAGTCTAAGGCTTCTTCCATTTCATCTGGTGGAATATTTGGATATGTATCTAAAGGCACTCCTTCTGTAGGAGCCATAAGAGTTCCTCCTTCTTGATAAACTCCACGGCCTTTTAAAACATCGGCTTGAGTTACTTTACCATCTTTATTTAAATCTGGAAATTTTTCAGCCATTTTCCTTCCTCTCTAATGCTTCGTTAACTATTTCAGGTAGTTCTAAAAATCTACCTAGTAAATTCATCTTCCCCTGGCTGCGGTACACCTCCAACTCCGATGTTGCCCCCACCAGTACCTGTAGCTCCAAGGTCTTGAGGTTGTTGAGGTACTCCTCCAGCGGCTCCCATTGCTGCTTGTTCTTCGTTAATGGGGCCAGCTTCTGCGCCAGTTGCTTGTCCAGCATTTTGCATTCCTATTATCTGTGCCATTATAGCTGCTTCTTCTGGATCGTTTAGAAGTTCATCAGGGTCTAAATCTAAACTATAAGCAAGCTCACTAATAAGCTTATTAATTTTAATAAACGGAGCAACAGCAGGATTTGCTGCTGTCTGTAAAAACATAGTAAGTCTTTGACTCCGTACCTCTTTCTGCATCAAGCTGTTTGTGCCTGTAGCTTTTACTTCAAGATCTCCTTCAACACCTAAATCAGATTCTAAAAATTGCATATTCCATTGGAAGTATGCTTCTCCTAAAGGTTTAAGAAGGAAATCATCCAAGTTCTTTATCACTGTTTTAATATTAAGTGATGCTGCTCCTAGTAGCATAGACATACCAGAAGCAGTTCTTGTCATACTTTGTACACCTGTTTGACCGTGACTATAGCTAGGAATGCCTGTTTGTTCGTCTGCTAACTGTCTAAACTTGTCAAACATCATCATATTTTCTTGTGATGTATTAGGAAATTTTAAACCATTAATAGCTGTTCCGGGCATACCAGCTTGTCTTCTGAATACTTTACCCGGATATATTTCCATGCTTTGACCACCTACCAAAGAAGTTTCATCTACATCAAAGACTAGTGATCCAGATAGTGCAAGATTATCAATAGCCATTCTAGCATGACCATTCATAATCTTTTGACTATCATCCATATTTTCTGCTACACCTATACCAAAGAAGCTATAGGGATTTCTTTCGTAAGGAAAAGAATGATAAGGTACTCTAAAGGGAGTAAAAGGATTGACTACTGCTCGTAGTAGATTACCATTACACATCCAAGCATTTACTTGAACTTCATCTAGGTCATCTACTTCTTCTGGCAAATCCATTCCAACTTGACGAGCATATTCTGCATCCATTACTCCCCAATACTCTAGAACTTCATATAGACCTGAACCATATTCTTCTGTACGATTATCATCTTTAAGTTCTTGTTCGTAATCTTCTGGATCATAGTTAGGCCCCATACGCAAAGAAGATCGAATAGCTTCTTTGTCGAAATAGGGCATCTTACCTAGTGACCGAAGTTGTGTCCTATTGAACTTGTGTCTATGAAAAACATACTCGGCTTCAGATACGTTTGTTGCATTTGGATCTGGAAAAAAGTCCCAAATGCTAACGAACTCAATGCGAGGAACCCTAACATCAATAGGGCTATACGTCCTAGAACCTTCTTCATCTTCCTCCCATCTGCTTAAAGTTTTATTAAAGTTGAATGGGCCTTTTACAATACCTGTGCCGAATAAAGCAGACTCAAACAAAGCATTGCGTATTTCACTAGCTCCATTAGATTCTTCGATTTGATCATGTATTAGTT